TTCATGAGCAATTGGATAGTAGCCGACCCAGTCTTTTACAGCTACGGAGATTCCTACAATTTCTCCGTCATCTCTAAACATTCCTGGTCCAAGTTTAATTAGATTTGTATCTTTTGTTTCTAAGTCGATAGCAATTTCTTCGTAGGAAGATAAGTCTGGAAATTCATTTGGTTGGACCCATTCCGTTCGAGGTTTGAACAAAGGAGCTTGCATTATTTGTAATCTCTTTCAATAATCATATCGATAAAATGTTTTGCTTTTAGTAAGTCTTGCTTTCCTCCTTTATAAGGGTGTCTACAGATATATTTAATAACATTTCCTTCGGGGAAAAGCAATTTATTCTCAATTACAAACTTGCTCGGCTGAATTTTCATTTTGCGATAATGATTTCCTCCAATTTGTTTATTGTACGTACTCATCTTCCTCCTCTTCTTCCCAAGGTTCCAAGTTTGTTTCACCTGCGAAAAGATGACTTGAGTACCCATAAAGTTCTTTTTCATTTTGTTGAAAAGATCTCCATGATTTTTCTTCGGAATAGGGCGCTGTGGGTACTCGTGGAGTAGGTTTATTGTAATCATAATAACTTATTTGTAAGGGATCAAAAGAATGTTCTCCTTTTTTCGCATTAGGTATAGGACGCCACATGAATAATCTTTTTTTACTACGTGTTATTCCTACATAAGCCACTCTAATTTCTTCATGCCTATGAGCGTAGGTTTTTTCAGTATAGTTTTTCCAAAAAAAATAAGTCCATACATCACAGACTACAACGTTGGTAGCTTCTTTTCCCTTAACGGCATGAATTGTACTTAGAATAATATCATCAGCTCGAAACGTAGGCTCACGATGCCACGCTCGTTGAATGTATTTGTTAACTTCTTCTACATCTTCCATGATTTTAACTTTATCTTTACTCGGGAGTTCTATTTCTGGATTGTAAACGTCTTGATCTTGAAATCTTATATGTTTATACCAATCATTTTTAAAATTAAGATTGGGTTTAAAAAATCCCTTGGCCATCAAGTCTTTAGCGGTATATAATAAACTATCTTCAATATCGGGATGTCGATTCCCTTCAAACTCTTTTTTCTTTACGGCAAAGAAAGGTCTAGAAATACGGGGAAAAAGTTTATAAACATCTAAGCCTAAAATAGGTTTGTCCTCTTTGAGAGTGTCCCACAATTTTATTGTGTTAAGAACATTATCTTTAATTGAATGAGCTATTTGTTTATGCATTCCCTGAAAACTACTATTATATTTCCATACCAGTCCGAGTTTTACACATAATTGAGCCCAAGGAAGAATTTGCTTAGCTCCCCGTGAACAAATAATCCAATCCTCTTTCTTCTGGAGAGCTTGAGAAAGATCCATGGGGTCAGATATTTGAAAAATGGATCCTTCAACAAGTTGTTTTGTGTCGGGATCGATTCGTGGTTTAAATATTTTTTCTTTTCTGTATTTAAGACTGATATTGTGTATGACTCGTTGAGAAAAATCTAATATTTTTCTAGGTAAACGATAGGATTGATCAAGGATTTCTTCATTTTCTTCAGGGACTTTCCAGTTGAGAAAATCCGCGGGACTTGCGGACGTAAAATAAAAAATAGATTGATCATCATCTCCTGCTAAAAAAATATCATCACATTTTTCTCTGATTTTTGTGATTACAGCCCATAATAAAGGATTAAGATCCTGACATTCGTCCACAAAAACAGCATTATATTTTGGAAAATTAATATCCTTTTTTAAAACCCGACAGAGCATGTCTTCAAAGTCTATAAAATTATTGTCTTTTTTGTATTTATTATAAAGATCATAAGTGTGTTTTAAATCTTGCCTGTGAATATTATTATATTCTTGTTCGTCGTGATTATCATAATAATGTTCAATAGATTTCCATGTATCACCATGAGAAAAAGTTGTCCGAGCTCGTTGAATAAGTTTTAATTTTTTATCTACCAGGCTTGACCCTAACTCTTCGACATCAGCAAATTCTTCAGCATCAAACTCATCCGCTTTAGGCCATTCAGATACAGGGATATTGATGAGCATTCTAAATTGTTTTTGTTGAGTCTTTCCAAATAATTTAGGTTTAGGTGGGGGGACCAATTTAGGGTCGAAACATAAAGAATGAATCGTTCTGATAGCTTTTACTTGATCATCTGTGAATTTTAACTCTTCTTGACATCTTTGTTTTAAAACGTCTGCTGTGGTTCTGGCAAAACCAATCAACAATAAATGTTCAGGGGGAAAGCCGTAGTCTAAATATTCTTTTAAACGTTCTAAGATATAAGTTGTTTTTCCAGTTCCTGGAGGACCAAAGATTTTAAAATCTCTGCGTAAATTAGGTACAATTTTTCTCAAAATGGCACCTCTTCTTCACCAATCCCAAAGTCTGGAACCTCAAGATCTACTTTTTGTTCTTCAAATTCCTTAATATTGATGGTGTAAACATTTCTTTTTACATTCTTGGAGATATGTAGCTTATCGTGTTTGACTCCTTCTATTTTTTGTAACATTTCATGAGTAGTGGCTTCAGCGTCTTTCCATTTTTTGGTCTCAAGAAAAGTATAAAAAGAGTCAAATTGAAAATGAATTTTATTTTCCTTGGTATCTACGAAAGGTTTCCCAAAAAGAAGTTGTCCCCTGTCTTCTGTTCTACGCATGTTAAAGCAAAAGGTACGAATGTACTGTTTTAATTTATACATAGGTAAACTTTCTTCGGGAGCATCGATAGGTGTAGCTTTTTCTTGTAGCAATCTAATTTGTTCATCCCAGTTCTTTGGGCGAGGGGGAGTTTTCCCAGTTTGTTCGGTAGCTGCTTCGCGCGCTAATTCCGGTCTTACTAATTCTTTAGAATTAAGTTTTACTTCTTCTCCATTAAAACCTAGATACCAGATTTTAGGGATTGATTTTACAAAAGAGAGTGGGCCTAAGATTACATTATTTTTTCCCTTAGTATTTCCTACTCCAAATTTTCTTAATACACATTTATCTCTGTCACAATTTTTCTTTAACCAAGGTTTATCACATCGATACGGATAATCTTTTTTATCTCTCGATTGAATAACACTAGTAACTTGGGTGTAGGGAAGACCGTGTCCTTTTGGTTCAAAAAATTTTTTATTATAATCCCCTACTTTATCTTGCCAGGTGTCTGAGTATCTCATTTTAATGTAACGTGTCATATCTAGAAGGGTTTCATTTCTATCTCCTTTTTCTACTCCAAAAGTAGCTAAAGCTTGAAAACAAGGGGGTCCCTCTTTAAACCAATCACCGCTTTCACCTTCATCGATGTTGGATTTTAATTTTTTTAATTGGGCTGGGGTAACTTTGTTTTTTTGGTAGGCTTCGAAAAACTCTTCTAGTGTAGCTGGGTCTCCATTTTCTTTGATCATATATCTTTCTGTTTTTGCGGCATTGTAGTAGGGAAGATTGATCCAACTACCGGCCGAGCCTTTCTCCAGATTTAAATATTTTTGAACTGGAAAAATTTTGTCAGGTTTTTCTACTCCAAAAATATTTTTAATTGAGTGAAGTTTTTCCCTCATTAATAAGGCAGGAACTTCTTCAGTTAAAAAAATATAAAGATGTATTCCCCCACTTTTTGATCTAAAGGGAATCGTAAGGACGTTTAAACTTTTTAATTTCTTAAATAATTCTGGAAAAGATGGTTGATAATTATCAAGGTCTATAGCTCCCCATCTACACTTACTGTTTTTATTTATAGGGCATAAACCTAAACTATCTGCTTCGATGAAACCTCGGTTTGTTTTAACTTTAAATTTTTTACCTTCAAGATGTGCTTGCCACATTTCTGAAGTATGGGGGTAATTTGAGGTAAAAGAATCACCGGATTTTTTACCATCACCTTCTTCATAATCGGCTATGTGGTAACCAAATCGTTCGTCTAATCCTCTAAAAATATTTCTAAATGTCTTTATCAAAAAAACCATATAATTATCGGGGCGGCTTAAGTCTCCCGCTACCGCCCCTTTTTTCCTTCACAAAGGAAGTTTTAATATAATCCTTCTGATTTAGAATCGTCCGTTCCGTGTTTCGCCTGAATTTCACCTTTGCTAATGCTTAGAGCAAAATTCTTGGCTAGAGCATAAACTGTTGTATCTTTTAGGACACCAGTTTGAGACACGTCCCATCCAAACCAAGTTCCCTTGTCATTGGATTGTTGGACAGTTCTTAACTTATAAATGTGGCTATATGTTGGCGGTGTAAAGACCCCGTTTCCTTTCGCTTTTGGCATTTTAGTGCCCAACATTAGTGAGTTCCATTTCTTACTCGTCTTTAATTGAGTAGATTTCATGGAAATCAAAGCTGTTGATGGGGTATTTCCTAATATTACAACAAAATGATTTGCTGTATTCTCAAGATAATTACCGTTAGCTAAACGGTCTTTATTAGATTTATCCCTAGTTGTTTTAGGAATATCATCCCCTGCATTATAGATATTGAGAGGGGCCCCTTTACCTTCACCTCGTTCTTGCCATTCAATGTACTGTCTTCTGTAAAAGACTGGCAATACGTCGATGCCTTTTTTCCCATCATACAGTCTATTTGAAACTGTATTCAAAATCATGCCAGATTCTGCGCCTTCGACATATTTTGAATCCTGTTTATTAACTTCAGGAGATAGTTGTCCCAAGACTTTTAAGAATGGTAAAGCTAAATCTTCTTGCTTTATATTCTCTGAGCCTTGATTAGCATCAGCTTCAAATATATTTGTAGCTAATGGACCTGCTTGTTCACGTTTCACCATTCGTTGTTCCTGGTTCGTGTTTGTTGTTTCTTTGTTCATGGTTATTGTTTCCTCGTTAGTTTGGTTCGGTTTCCTACGAACACGTTAAAAATATCCAAGGGCATCTCGACACCTTTTTCGATACGCTCACGGACAAGTGCTTTGAGAGTCATGGGTTCAACCTTCAACTTTTGTGTTGGCTGAAACCCCTGACTCTGCGCAAGGTTAGCATATTCTGCCGCCTTGTTATCTTCGTTCATCCCAAAGGAGACGGTAATATTATTTTTAATAATATCACCTAGGTTATTAGAACGAAGCCAATTATACGCAGCTTCTCTATTCTTCTCCGAGATGTTTGCGCCATAATATGGTTTTACCTCAACTGCAGATCCATCTGCAAGCT